CTATTCTTCCGTATTGTATGTAAGTATCCATAAAAGGTATTTTTACAGAATAAGGAATATATCCTTGTGATTGTTGTTGTTCACGGATATTTTTATCTGGATGAAAACCACCTCTAATATTTCCTGTCAAAGTATATAATGATGTTAAACCTAATATAGTTGTACCTACTGCTAATTTTCCTCTTGTTTCTGCAATTTTCCAAGCATCTCTACTTGAACCAGTAAAATTTGCTCTTGTTTGTTTTGATAGTAATGACAATGGTGTCATCTCAATAGCTTGTAATGCTATGTTTGCAGGTGTTTTTACAAAAGGTAAAACTTGTTTAAATATAGGTGCTTCATTAACTAACTCTTGTGCTAATCTTAAAATACCAGTTAAGTCTTTCGTAAATGTAACTTCTCCGGCAAATCTTTTTGCTTCACCATCAACACCAATTAAACCTGTTTCATCAAAACCTTGCTTAAATCTATTTGCTACAAATTCATCAAATTCAGAATAAGTCCTACCATCAGGTAAAGTACCTACTACTTTACCTGTGCTTTTATTTGCAAGTTGCGCTTCTCTAACAGCTATTTGTGTTAGTCTACTTCTGTAAGCTATTTGTTTAAAAAATTCATCTCCAGCAGTTAAAGCTCTTAATGGTATTCTAATAAATTTTGCAAATTCTGATGTTCCTAAAGCTTTTGTATTAGTGTCAAATTTTGTACTTCCTCCAAATAAAACACTATCTTCATCATTAAAAGCTTTCTTCATAAACTTGAGACTATCGGATAAATAACTTTTATAGCCTGCAAGTATTGAAGTTCCAGATTGTAATTGTTGTGATACTTCTTTTGCAACTGCTGGTTCTAAACCCCAAGTTAATCTACTACCAACCATAACATTTATTGGTTTAAGAGCTAAATTAGCCATAGCTGTTACAGCATTTATAATATGCGTTTTAGGAAGAGATAAAACAGAAATCATCCATAACTCGTTAGCGGCGTTCCAAAATCTGTTATTAAATACAAAGTTTGTAACTTTAGATAACATTGATACATCTTTTACTTTTGCTACGTTACTTAAAAAATCTTCAAAATTACCACCAAAGTTAGCGAAAGCTTTAATTTGATTTAAAATACTATCTCTACTTAAATCAACATTTGCATCTTTAAGAACTCCTCTTAAATTTAAACCACGTCCTAAATTAGAAGCAACTTTACTATCAAAATCAATTAATCTACCAAGTAGTGCAGTAGTTATTTTAGCTTGTTCTAAAGTATAAAGTTTCTCACCCTTACCTATAGAATTTGCTATTTTATATAAAGCATCAGCTAAGTTTTGTTGTATAGATTGAGATGCCCACATATACTTTAGACCTCCTTCAATTTTATCTCCTAGCTGACCCATTATTTTTGTAACTTGTAAAATATCTCCACCAACTTTTTGTGCTTGTAATTCTATAATCTTGTTTCCAATTTTATCAAATTTTCTATCAGCCAATACAGCTTTCTGTAATGCTTCAATCATTATTATTCCAAAATTTGTATCTGCGTAAGCTCTAGGAGAAAATTTAAAATCAAGACTTTCACTTAATTTTTTCCAATCAAGTGTTGTATTATTTTTATTTTTTGCGTTAACACGAACACTATCCATGTACCTATCAAAAGTTTTTACAATCTCTTCATTTAATTCATCTGCACTTGCTTTATCTTTTAATTTTTCAAATCTTTCAGCAGTCCTTGTAGTTTGAGCATCTTTTAAAATATTTTCTGCTAGATTTTTTGTTCCACCTTTTCCAGTTAAAACTATATTTTGACCTGTAATTTTATCTTCTAATTCTTTTAATTTTTTTAAATCAATTGGATTTCCTTCTGCTTCTAATCTTTTTAATTTTGCAAATTTTATACCATCAAATATTTCATTTTTAAGTTTTGACAAGTCATCTACAGCTTTTCCTATAGGATATTTTAATAACGGAACACCTTTAAGTATTCCTCCAAGTGCAATTCCAAGCACTCCACCTTCTAAAACATTTTTTAATCTAGCTTCGTACCATGTCTCTTCATTTTTCTTTGCAGATAAATAATCAAATATTGGATTTTGTAAGGAAGGAAATATTTCAGTTATTGCATCAACCATTCTTCCAGTATCTTCATCAAAAGCTATAAAATCAGCCTGCGCACCTCTACCTATCATTCCTGCAAAACCATATTTAATAAATTTTACAGGCGCAATTGCATATGATGTAATATATTTAGTCAAAGGTCTAACTATTGCACCAGCTATAGTAGTTGGAGGGTCTATTTTTGGAACTTGTATAGCATCGTCTACTCCAATTTTACCTGTAATTGGAAGAGAAAGATTTCTTTTTATTATTTCGTCACGATTTAAATATTCAACAACACCATTTCTAGCATTTTCTCCAAAAACAAATGTTCCTTGACCGGGTAAATTTTCTGATTTTTCAAATATGTCAATTACTTGTTGGGTAGTATCTAAAACTCCTCCAACAAGTTGTTTAGACACATCTTGAGCTGACCTTGGAGCAATTTTATCATTTTTATTTTCTTCAACATTTTCTGGTGGAGTATCATCTGAATTTTTTTCCTGTCTTTCAATCTCTTGATTAATTTGTTCTTCAGTAAACTCATCAGGTAAAATGTATTTTTTACCATTTCTTATAACTGTCTGTGCCATTATTCTTTATTTTGTTCTGTTTTAGGTTTGAGAAATGCTCTTAAATTATACTTATTTGCTATATCTGTTATAAAACTTTCTGCCTGTCCAAATCTTCCATCTTGAATTTTTTGAAAGAAAATTACTTTTACTTCTTGGTCAATTCTTCTTGATATTGTCTTACTATCAAGGCCAAGTTTCTTTTGCTCGAAATAATATTCAAGGAGTTCGTCTTCAATATCAGTTTTAATAAAAGGTAATTCATAAGTCAATCCTTCTACTGAAGCTAAAACCTGGTCATTAAACATTCTTTTAAAATTTTGATAAGTTCTGCTTTGTGTAAAGACTATGTCGTTTTCTAAAATATTATAATCTAGTCCTTTTGAATAAAATCTCTCGTAATCTGCAAGAGTAATCCTATTATCTCTTAACATTTCTGAAGCTTTATCTGCAACGTCAAAAGGCTTATCTCTCATATTTGTTAATTCAATTATAGCGTCTGGGTCTGAGGTCTTTACAGTTATGCTATCTGTATAAGCACTATATATTTCTCTTAAATATGCTAATTGTTTATCGTTAAAATTATTTTTTTTAGCTAAATCATTTATATTAACAAATGTACCTTTAGATACATCATCTAAAAATATTTTTGTTATTTCAATTTTATCGTTTGTTACCTTTTGTTTAAAGGTTTCATTATCTCTATCAAATATAAATAACTCTTTATTAGTTAATGTATCTTTTAGTTGTTTTTGTAGAATACTACCTGATTTTGTTGATGTATAAATTCCAAAGCCACTAAGATTAAGTGCATCTAAATTATTAATTAAATTTCTAGCATAATCAATTCCTTGCCCATCATCAATAACATCAATGTAAGTAAGTAATCCTTTTTCAAATAATTGATTTGCTCTATTTGGACTTGTTCCTGAAGCTATATAACTATCAACTTCATTTTTTATAAAATTTATTACCTCAGATATAGGAGCATTTGTCGCACTAAAATCTATAAAGCTATTTGCATAATTCGTTACACTTAATGTTTCAGTTCGGTCTTTAATAAATTGAAATCTATTATTTTCATGTTCTTGTTCTCTTCTTTGTCTATAATCTGAAGTATTACTAAAAAAAGCATTGTTAAGTGCTAATGGGTCAAATTTATCTAAGTTGTTTTTGTTATAAAATTCTTTCATTTTTTGCTCATATACATCGTTAAAAGCATTAATGTTTAATCTTCCTGCTATATCGTTTGAAGCATAATATTCATCAAATTCTAGTGCAAATTGTCTAGCTTTATTTTTTAATTCTAATTCCATCATTTTGTTAAAATAATGAGGATTTTTACCTTCAGGTATTTCCTTATTATCAACAAGTTTTTTAAAATTCATTTTATTAGATTGAAGGTCTGCTTCTGCTTTTGCAATATTTATTTCTTTATCTTTATATTCTCCAAGAGAACTATAGTTTGATAACGTAGGTACAAATTCAGATAATGCGATTGTTAATTCTTGAATAGCTGGATTTGTAGGTACTTGTTGTGGTTTATAAAAAATATCAAAGTCTCTAGTTGTTACATTTGTTTCTGGTGTTTCAACATAAAAACTTGGAATAGTATCTTTAGGTTTTCTAGCCATTTTTATTGTGAATGTAATTTTGTTAAAATATTTGTATCTCTAAATTGTTTATCATCAAATTTGTATCTTTCATTCAGCACGCCTTTTATTTCTTCTTTATATTTATAATCATAGTAAGAATTTGCAAATCTTAATCCTGCTGACAATGCTGTGAAATTTCTATCAACTGGTGTTACATAGTTAGTTCTGCTTTCATAAATTAAATTTGCTGTGTCATAGTCTTGTTTAAATTGAGAAACATCTTGCTGAATATTTCCAAGTACAGCATTTCTATAACCACCTTCATTATCATAATAATTAGCAAGTAAAGTGTCGTAAGTATTTCCTGTAAAACCTGTGTCTTGAGCTTGAAAAGATGCTCTTCTTCTTCTAAATTCTTTTTCAGCTACACCTATTTTTTCTACATTAGCAGTAGTCTTTTGAATAAGCTGTGCTTGCATGTTAGCTCTTCTATTATCTAAATCTCTTTTAGCTAATTCATTCTGCCTTATTGCAAGATTTCTAGCTTCTTTCTGTGCAGTAACAGATTGTTGATATTGTATACCAGAACTTACAGCCGCTATAACAAGAGAGGGATTACACATTATATTTTAATAAATTCATAAAAAGGTTTACGTTCAATTCCATAATGTTTGTGTTTGTTTATAAATGTAAAACCCATCCATTTTAACCAACGGATGTGTAATTCATTTCTAGCATCTACATAATTATGAATAATTTGAAAATTATTTTTTAATATTTGAAAAGTTGCTTTACAATTTTTTAAAAATGTAACGCTTAATTTTTTTAATTCATCTGTACCAAACATCCAGATATTTCCTATTAATCCATTAGGAACTACTCCTACAATTAATATAGGTCTTTCATATTCATTACAAACAACTAAAGGTACCTGACTTTTTTTAAGTCCATGTAATAAAACTAAAAAAGGAGGTAGATTACAAATAGCTTGTATTTCTTTATAATCTGCTTTTCGTAAATTTTTAGAAAGATATAAACAATCTTTTTCTGTAGCTGTTCTAATAAATGCTTTAGGACAATGCTGTTTGTGTAACATAATATCCTTCCCATTCAGCATTTACAAAATTACTAGGTAAATGACTATTATTTGTAAGAGAAATAACTAATCCTTCGTTTTGTGTTTGAATAGAAAAAGTAAAATCTCCATCTTCTAAATTTACTGTTCCAAGTAAACCTGTTCCAATAATTGTACCTGTAAAAATATCGTTAGACGTACTTCGTCCTTTTGGAGTAACTACTGTTTCAAAAAATCCTGTGTCGTTAAATGATACAGTCCAGTTTCTTATTTGTAGTCTACCTTCTTTTACTCTAGTTCTTGAACCACCTCCAGTAGTTCCAGTTCCTAGTGCAAGATATTGTTGACTAAATGTATAAGTAAAAATATATTGTTCTCCAATAAAATAATTATTTGCAGTCACATCTCCAGTAACTACAAGTGTACTACCAGCCTGACTTACAATATTAATATTTTGTCCTGCTAAATTACTTGCTCCAGATTTACCAACTAATTTCATTGTTGCATCAATAGCGTAAGGTAAAACTATTGTAGTATTACCTGTGCCTGCATTAAATGTTTCAGATACAACTTCAGTATTATTTATTTTTCTATCTAAATGAGTTAGATAAGTTGCTCCTGTATCAACTGATGCTGGAGCGCAATCTATTTTTTCAAGATAAGTACCATCACTTCTTTTAATAATTAAAAATAAATCAGTACCAATAAAATCTACATTTAATATTTCTGTAGATGAATTACCTATAGTCCATTTATGCCAAGCGCTTTGTAAACGCTGGCCATTTGATACGAACCATTGATAAATATATAAACAATTTTTAAAAGTATTTTTTGAACTTAATGCAACTAAAATATTTTCATTTGAAGCATTTGCAAATTTAAACAAATCAGCAGGAATATATTTTGGTACGTTTGCTGTAACATCTTCACCATTGTTTGTTTCCCCATCTGCTTCAACATACATTTCTCTAACACCAGAAAATTGTCCTTTGTTAAAAGCAAAGAAAACATTTGTTCCATTACCTACTGGTTTTACTTTATCTGAACTTTCAAATTCTGTTGTAACAGATACGTTAACATTTGCAGGAGTTAATGATGCTCCACCAATTAAAATAAATTGTGTTTGGTCTGAAAACAGTAAAAGTTTTTCATCAAAAGCAACTGCTGATTTTAATATTGATACTTTTGTGTGTGCTACGTTAATATCAATAACATCAGTATCAAGGGCATCTGTAACTGTTTCATTAAAAAATTCAAAAAATTCTCCAGCTCTTGACATGGTAACATTTTCATTTGTTAAAAAACCAAGTCTGTTTCTATGAAAAAATATATCTTTAATTTTTGCATCAACAAAAGATGGATTAGGAGAACTATCTAAATCTCCAACATCTCTTGTACCCCATGCAGGAACAGAATAAGATGTTGCACCTATTGTATAACTTGAACCATTAGCAGGAGTAAATCTAAAATGACCATCTGCTGTTCTGATAAGCAAATGAGGCATTGTTGTATTATCTAATGTAGTTTTAATATTAGGTTCTACTGTCTCTTCCCATACTTTTGTGTTGTCAAAAAATTTTACATAATAATTATCAAAAGTATTAGAAGCATCTCCTACTACCTCAACTACCATTCCATTAGGCGCTACTGCTGGTAAGTCGCTAAATTTTTGTACTTTGTCGTAAACAACACTTGAAGCTTGGTCTCCATAACCATCTGTTGCACTTACAGCTAGAGTACTGGAAGCTTTAAGAATTGAAAAACTTGAGTTACCAATATTTGTAAAAGTTAATCCAGCAGGACTTCCTATTGCTGTTCTAAGACCATCTCTAATAGTTTGAGTATTAGTATTTGCACTTGTAAATGAATATGTTGTTCCATCTATAGTTAAGGAATAAGTTGTAGAATTAACACCTTGCTTAACTGTATAAACTGCTTGTTCAATTTTAGCAGGACTTGTTGTTGCTGACATAGCAACTGTTTGAGTAGTATTAATAATATAAGTATAATCATTTACTGTTAATGCTTTAAATTCATCTCTTGGAGTTACTGATGTTAAATATGTTGCACTACCTGATGCAAAAACAACATTTTTTTCTACACCAGCAATAGTAAAAACTTTTAAACCTCCATTAGTAATTACTACTACATATCTTTCAGAAGTATCTCTATTAATTGTATGAATATAAGCATCACTAAAAGATGTTGCTGAAATTTTTGCAATATGTTGTGTTGGTGGTCTTTTCTTTAAACCTTCAACAACATTTGATAATCCATTTATTTGGTCTGTAGCTTGATTATCTAGTCTTAAAATTTCTGGTTGCTGACTTACACCACCAATAAGATTAGGAATATTTCTTGATATAAGTGGCATATTATTATGTTAATTTTACACCACGACTTCTATTAACTGTTTTAAACTGGTCTAAACTATTAAATATTGAATGGTCTGCTGTTGCTGTATCTGACTGTCGTAGAAAAATTAATGCGTTAAGTTCATCTGTAGTTGAAAATTTATGTATGGCTGTAGCACCTAATAGTCTGTCATGGTAAATTCTTGATGCTCTTACTTTAATATAATTTCTTGCTGGTTCTGGTAAATCTTCAAATTGTAATAAATAAATAATATAAACATCATCAAAATTTTTATCCCAAATAAAACTTTCTGTAGCTAAATTAAATAAAAAACTTCCTCTTATAACTGGGTCATAAGTTGTTTTGTTAATTAATAATGGATTAAATTCTAAGTGCATAACATTGGCACTTATTGGGATTTTGTTACTGTTATCTCTAGTTAATGATACTTTGTAGCTAGAATTAAATTTCCATCCTACCATTTGTACTTCTCGAT